CGCTGCGAGATGCCTGTGGCTCGGATGCCGAGCGGTTTGCCCCGATCAAATTCTTCGGGCGCAATCCGCTGGTCTACAAAACCTTCATCCGGTACATCTTTGGCGACAAGGAATATGCGCTGATCATTCCCGACGGCGATCGAGACTGGTTGCACTGATCCGCCCCCAAGCCGAAGACCTTTTACCCCTTCAAATCACCCGGCCCCGCACGACGCAGGCCGGGTTTTTTGCGTTCTGCAGAACGGGCTAATAGCACTTGCAGAACGTCTCGCAGAACGATTTGGCAGCACGAAACCGTTTTGCAGAACGTTTCTGCAGAATCTGCAGAACGTTTTGTGGAATCTCGATTGATGCAATGCCAGCACTGGTTAGCGCCGCTCCCAAGTGGCCAGAAACCAGTGCTCATCAACCATCAAGGAGATTCACGTGCAAGCGTCCGAAATCGTTACACACATCTCACAGAGTCAGCTGGCAGAGCGTTGGCAACTCAGTGAATCCACCATCGAGCGGTGGCGTGCCGAGGGCATTGGCCCCATCTTTCTGAAACTGCGTGGCCAGGTCCGCTATCGCCTCGAAGACATCCGTGCTTTCGAGGAAGACAGCATGCGTGCCAGCACCAGCAAGGCGGTGGCCGCATGAGCACGCTCACCACAACCACCGCCGAATCCTCGGCACTCGAGGCTGCCTTCCAACGCAGCGGCATTTCACTGCCCGTGCCGTTCATGGAGTTGTCGGCCACGGTCATTCGTGACCTGCCGCTGACCCATGTGGCTGACCTTAAGCGTTTCGAGGCTGTGGCCAAGTCCGAACTGGCCGCGCTGTCCAACATGATCCAGGCGGGTCTGGACATGCGCTACGGCGAACAGGCCAAGGCACAGCTGCTCGCGGACAACAAGGACACCGGTACCACCCACGTCATCGATGGCGACTTCGATGTCACCGTCGAGGTCAGCAAGGACGTGTCCTGGGACCAGAAGGCGCTGCAGGCCATCTGGAGCCGCATGGTGGCGGCCGGTCAGGACCCGACCGAGTTCATCTCGGCCAAGTACAGCGTGAGCGAGTCCCGCTTCAAGGCTTGGCCCGAGGTGTTTCGCCAGCCTTTCATGGCCGCACGCACGGTCAAGCCCAAAGCAGCCAAGTTCACCTTGCGCAAGCCCTCAGCCGGTGAAGGAGCACAGTGATGTTGCCCATCATCTCCGCCGAAGAACGGTTCAAAGAACGGCACAGCGCCAAGGTTGGCCTGGTGGGGTTTCCTGGCGTGGGCAAGACCACGCAGTTGCGGACCCTGCAGCCCAAGACCACCCTGTTCGTGGATCTTGAAGCTGGCGATCTCTCCGTCAAGGACTGGCCGGGTGACACGGTCCGCCCACGCACCTGGCAGGAGTTCCGTGACCTCGTGGTCTTCCTGGCCGGTCCCATGCCGACCGCATCGGCCGACCAGGCCTTCTCAAAGGCGCATTACGACCATGTCTGTGCCACCTACGGCGATCCTGCGCAGCTGGCCAAGTACGACACCTACTTTGTGGACAGCCTGACCGTGCTCTCTCGGCTCTGTCTGGCCTGGTGCAAAACCCAGCCGCAGGCCTTCAGCGAGAAAACAGGCAAGCCAGACAACCGGGGAGCGTATGGCCTGCTGGGCCAGGAAATGATCACGGCGCTCACGCACCTGCAGCACGTGCGTGACAAGCACGTCATCTACGTCGCGATCCTCGAGGAGAAGACCGACGACTTCAACCGCCGCTACTACCAGCTGCAGCTCGAAGGCAGCAAGACCGCGCTGGAATTGCCAGGTGTGCTCGATGAGGTGGTGACGCTGGCCGTGCTCAAGGCCGACGACGGCTCGACCTACCGGGGCTTTGTGACGGGCGCGGACAACAGCTTTGGCTACCCCAGCAAAGACCGCAGCGGCCGCCTGGATCCCATCGAAGAACCCCATCTGGGCCGGCTCATCGCCAAGTGCCTTGGCCAGACACCCACCGCCAAACCCAACACCGAACAAACGAATTGAAAGGACATCCCATGAACACCTATGACCACGCCACGGCTCCCGCCAGCTGGAGCGACTTCAACGACGCCGAAGCCCAGCAAGGGGGCTTTGACCTGATCCCGCGCGGTATATCCGTGCCCGTGCGCATGACTATAAAACCCGGTGGTCATGGTGACCACACCCAAGGCTGGACCGGCGGCTATGCCACCCAGTCATTCGATACCGGGGCGGTCTATCTCGCCTGTGAGTTCGTCGTCACCGACGGCCCTTTCGCCAAACGCAAGATGTGGTCGAACGTCGGTCTGCACTCGCCCAAGGGCCCGACATGGGGCCAGATGGGGCGCAGTTTCATCCGCGCAGTGCTGAACAGCGCCCGCAACGTCCAGCCCCAGGACAACTCGCCGCAGGCGGCAGCTGCCCGTCGCATCAACAGCTTTGCCGACCTGGACGGCATCGAGTTCATGGCCCGCGTCGATGTCGAAAAGGACGGCAAAGGCGAGGACCGCAATGTGGTCAAGGTCGCTATCGAGCCTGACCACAAGGACTACGTCCCCCTGACAGGCATGTCCCCCGCCGGCGGCGGCCACAGGGGCGGTGGTGGCCACTCTGGCGCGCCGGTGCAACCCACCCCTGCCTATGCGCAGCCCGCCCCACAGGCGCGCCCTGTGGTGCCCACCGGTAAGCCCGCCTGGGCTCAGTGAGGGAGGCGCCATGCATGCGAGGCAAATGCTGGGTGTGCTCGCGCCAGGCGCGCGGACTGGGACACACCGACAACCGCCACCCGGTTGGGGATGCCAAGCGCTACCCGCTGGACTGGGTGTTTTGCAGCCGTCAGTGCCAGGACGTCTTTCATCGGATGTACGGCAACTGGGTCGATGCACAACGGTTCAACCAGGAGGTCGAGATGATTGATGTCACAGACATTGAACGCTCGGCCATGCGTTCCTGCCTGCGAGCCTTCGGCGAGGCGGCCGGTGACATCGGATTCGACAAGCCCCTGGGTGCCTACTCCGAGAAGGAGGCCCTGCAGGTGATTGACGCGATCGTCACCCGCTACACCGAAGCCATGGTGGCTCACCACGCCGAGGTCAAGTACCCGCCCGTGCGCGGCTTGAAGCCCACGGTCGACGATCCCTTCGCCGATCTGGAAAGCGACCTGCCCTGGGAGACACCCTGATGCTGGACTTCAACGCATCGGCCAGTCTTTCCGGCCAGATCGAGGCGCTGGTCGACCTTTCTCTGGAGCAAGAGCGTGATGCCACGCCACCGCGTCAATACCTGGGCGGCTCACGCCTGGGTGTGTCGTGCGAGCGGCAGTTGCAGTTCGAGTATGCGCAGGCACCGGTGGACCCCGGCAAGGGGTTCTCGGGCCGGTTACTGCGCATCTTCGAGCGCGGGCATCAGACCGAAGCCATGGTCATCCGCTGGCTGCGCATGGCTGGCTTCATTCTCAAAACCGAGGATGCCGATGGACGGCAGTTCGGCTTCAGCGTGGCCCAAGGGCGGCTGCGTGGGCACGTCGATGGCGTGCTGGTGGGCGGGCCGGAAGGCTTTGCCTATCCGGCGCTTTGGGAAAACAAGTGCCTGGGCACCAAGTCCTGGCGCGAGCTGCAAAAGCACAAGCTGGCCGTGGCCAAGCCAGTCTACGCCGCCCAGATCGCCGTCTACCAGAGCTACCTGACCCTGCACGAGCATCCTGCGCTCTTTACGGCGGTCAACGCCGACACGATGGAAATCTACGCCGAGCTGGTCCCCTTTGATGCGGGGCTAGCCCAGCGCATGTCCGACCGGGCCGCCAAGGTCATCCAGGCCACCGAAGTCGGCGAACTGCTGCCACGCAGCTTTGCCGAGTCCACCCACTTTGAATGCAAGTTCTGCGCTTGGGCAGAGCGTTGCTGGAACGCGAATCGATGAACACAGAAAAAGAACACATCCACCCTCCAGCCGGACCACCGGGTCTGGACTTCAATGACGATGCACCGGTTGCGCAGCAGCCGGTGTCCACACACCAGCCATCTGACCGGGACGAGGTCCGTGCCGCTTTGCTCGGTCGGCTCGAATCGGTGCTGATGGGCCTGTTTCCGGCTGGCAAGGTCAAGCGCGGCAATTTCCTGATCGGCGACATCCTGGGCAGCCCGGGCGACAGCCTGGAAGTGGTGCTCACTGGCGAGAAGGCGGGTCTGTGGACCGACCGCGCAGACGACTCCGGTGGCGACATCTTCGACCTGATCGGCAGCCACTTTGGCATCGACGTCCATGGTGACTTTGCGGCGGTGCTCACCAGTTGCGCCGACCTCATCGGGCGCTCGGCAGCAACACCGCGCAAGTCCAAAAAAGACGTGCCCGTTGATGAACTGGGCCCGGCTACCGCCAAATGGGATTACCTCGATGGCGAAGGCAAGCTGATCGCCGTCGTCTACCGCTACGACCCGCCAGGTGGCAAGAAAGAGTTTCGGCCCTGGGATGCTAAGCGTCGCAAGATGGCGCCGCCCGAGCCACGGCCGCTTTACAACCAGCCCGGCATGAGGGCTGTGGACACCGTCGTTCTGGTCGAAGGTGAAAAGTCTGCCCAGGCCTTGATCGACACCGGCATCTGCGCCACCACGGCCATGCACGGTGCCAATGCGCCGATCGAGAAAACCGACTGGTCGCCGCTTGCTGCCAAGGTCGTGCTGATCTGGCCCGACAAGGACAAGCCAGGCTGGGAATACGCCGACCGTGCTTCGCAAGCGATCCTGATGGCCGGGGCTCGCACTTGTCACATTCTGTACCCACCGGAGGACGCCCCGGAGGGCTGGGACGCCGCAGACGCCCGTTCGGAAGGCTTCGATGTCGCCGGCTTCATTGCCCACGGTCCACGCATGCAAATGCACTTGGTCGATGACCACCCGGACACGCTGGCCAACGCCCCAGGTCCGGAGGAGGCGGTCTGGGGCACGGAAGATGCGCTGGCGCTGTCCTTCACACGCAGGTATCACAAGGACTGGCGCTATGTGGCCGGCTGGGGGAAATGGCTGGTGTGGGATGGCCAACGCTGGCGCTCGGAAGATACGCTGGCCGCAACTGACCTGATCCGTCATGTGTGTCGGCATGCCTCGCTCAACACTCGCAACCCGCGAATTGCCTCCAAGTTGGCGGCGTCCAGCACGGTGGGCGGTGTCGAGCGCCTGGCACGTGCCGACCGCAGACATGCTGCCACCACCGAGGAGTGGGACGCCGATCCCTGGCTGCTCAACACACCGGGTGGCGTGGTCGACCTGCGCAGTGGCCGCCTGCGGCCGCATGAGCGTGCAGACCGCATGACCAAGATCACCACGGCCACACCCCGAGGCGAATGCCCGCAATGGCGGGCGTTTCTGAGTGACGTGACAGGCGGTGACCAGACCCTGCAGGACTACCTGCAGCGCATGGTGGGCTACGCACTGACGGGTTCGACACGCGAACACGCCTTGTTCTTCCTCTACGGTACCGGTGCCAACGGCAAGTCGGTGTTCGTCAATACGTTAGCCGACATCCTGGGGGACTACGCTACCAATGCGCCCATGGACACCTTCATGGAAACGCGTACCGACCGGCATCCCACCGATATGGCTGGCCTGCGCGGCGCGCGCTTTGTGGCGGCCATTGAGACCGAACAGGGGCGGCGCTGGGCCGAGTCCAAGGTCAAGAGCCTGACTGGGGGCGACAAGATCGCCGCGCGTTTCATGCGCCAGGACTTCTTTGAGTTCTTTCCGCAGTTCAAGCTCTTCGTGGCCGGCAACCACAAGCCTGCCATCCGCAACATCGACGAAGCCATGAAGCGGCGGCTGCACCTGATCCCGTTCACGATCACCGTGCCACCCGAGAAACGCGACAAGCACCTGCAGCAAAAGCTGCTCGCTGAACGCGACGGGATTCTGGCCTGGGCACTGGAAGGCTGTCTCGCCTGGCAACGCCTGGGCCGGCTCGATCCGCCGCAGCAGGTCTTGGATGCCACGGACGAGTATTTCGAGGGCGAGGACGCTCTGGGGCGTTGGCTCGATGAGCGTTGTATTCGCGTCGGCACAGCCAAATCGCTGACGGCTGAGCTATTCACGGACTGGAAGCAGTGGGCTGAGGCCGCTGGAGAGTTCGTGGGCTCGCAAAAACGTTTTGCCGACTTGCTGCTCACTCGTGGCCTGGAGAAGTGGCGCAACGGCATGGGTCTGCGTGGCTTCCAAGGCATTGGCCTCAAGGCGCCGCCAACACCTTCCTACACCCCGTACTCGGACAACTGACCCCATGAAAACCGTGCATCTGACGGATCGGACAGACCTTGTCGAAACCCCTATATCCCGCGCGTCACGCGCACGTGTAGAGAGTTACGTCAAAACCTGTCCGATCCGTCAGACCGAACAAAAAACAAGGACTGACATCATGAACACAACTATCCTCGCCCTCGATCTGGGCACCACAGCGGGCTGGGCGCTGGCCAGCCGCGACGGCAGCATTACCAGTGGCAGCCAATCCTTCAAACCGCAACGCTTCGAAGGTGGCGGCATGCGGTTCCTGCGGTTCAAGCGCTGGCTCACCGACATCAAGCAGTGCAACGACGGCATCGACCAAGTCGTCTTCGAAGAGGTCCGCCGTCACGTCGGTGTCGACGCCGCCCACGCCTACGGCGGCTTCATGGGCCAGCTGACCGCCTGGTGCGAACACCACCAGATTCCGTACCAGGGCATCCCGGTCGGCACGATCAAGAAGCACGCCACTGGCAAAGGCAACGCCAGCAAGGAAGAGATGGTGGCATCCGTCCGTGCCCGTGGTCACAGCCCCGCAGACGACAACGAGGCCGACGCTATTGCCTTGCTCTACCTGGCCCGTGAGATGGCCGAAAAGGGGGTGTGACATGAAAGTGCCGCAATACCGCTATCGCTGCCCCTTGGGCAATCTGCAGCCGACCACGCCTGATCTGGATGCCGTCAAACGCGAAGGCTGGCGCAACGACCACATCCTGGTGGTCTGCGAGCACGACGACCGGCTGGACTGGGTCGAAAAGCAGTTCGTCCGCAGGCTGGGTGAACGCCTCTACGGTGATGGAGGAAAGCGCCATGACTGAGACCCGAACCGAATGGACGGTTGATGATGTGGAAGCCCGCTTTGCAGAAGCTGCCGAGACCGCGCACAAGCTGCCCAGGGTCCGCCCGGGCGGCTACTTCAACCCGTGGATGACGCTGGCCTTCCAAGTGCCCGAGCGCTATCCCGATCCTGATCGGCTGTACCGGCCGATGCCACCCGGTCCACAGGCTGTGCAGCGCATGTTGGAGGTCTCCCGCTGGGTGCTCTGGCTTGAGGTGGAGCAGCGCCACCTGGTGTGGATGAGGTCGAACCGGTATCGATGGGAGCAGATAGGTCGGCGCTTTGCGTGTGCAGCACGAACAGCGCAGCGGCGTTATGACGCAGCCATCCATCTCGTCACCCTGCATCTGAACAAGGGGCATTGATAGAAGTTAGGGCAAGTTGGACGTAAGTGCTGGCCGGTGAGGACTGTTGATGGCAAACGCCAAAACACCCCCTGTCGCGTTTTGCCCTGTTCAGGGGTACATTTTCAGCTATGGTCAGGACAGAAGCGCAAGACGCCGATGCCGCCAAAACTCTGACGCATCTGACACATCCGACGCATATTTGGTGGGTCCTTCCGGTCGCCTCCGCTATGCGGGGGGCAACAGCGCGAGATTTCGATAGCGGCTGACCTCGAAATGAGGTTACCACCCGGCCAGGTTACCGGCCTGTGGTTACCACCGCCCCTGACAGTTACTACGCCCTGAATCTTTCTCACCCGCCCGGCCGCAACGCTCGGCGGGTTTTTCAATTCCATGACGCCAAACCTGCAGATCGAATACCGGCCGATCGATACGCTGCTGCCCTACGCGCGCAATCCGCGCACGCATTCGCCGGCGCAGATCGCCAAGATTGCGGCCAGCATCGTGGAGTTTGGCTGGACGCAACCCATCCTGGTCGACGGCGACAACGGGATTATTGCCGGCCATGGGCGCCTGGCAGCGGCGCGCAAGCTGGAACTGGTCGAGGTCCCGGTCATTGAGCTGGGGCACTTGAGCCCAGCCCAGAAGCGCGCCTACGTGATCGCCGACAACCGCCTGGCCCTGGACGCCGGCTGGGACGATGAACTGCTGGCACTGGAATTGGCGGAGCTGTCCGAAGCAGGCTACGACCTGCTGCTCACCGGTTTCGAGGATGACGAGCTGGCCAAGATGCTGGCCTACCTCGGTGACGATGGCGGTGAAGCGACGGAGCAGGAAGCGGATCCGGAAGCAGGCGATGTGGTACCGGAGCCACCCAAGCAGCCGATCAGCCGTCCCGGCGATATCTGGCAGTTGGGCCCGCACCGCCTCATCTGTGGTGATGCGTCGGACCCGGCCGCCATCGCTACCCTGATGCAGGGCGAGCAGGCGAGCCTGTGCTTTACCTCGCCGCCCTACGGCAACCAGCGCGACTACACCTCTGGCGGCATCGCCGACTGGGACGGCCTGATGCGCGGCGTGTTCGCCCAGCTGCCCATGGCGGCCGATGGCCAGGTGCTGGTCAACCTCGGATTGATCCACCGCGACAACGAGTTCATCCCGTACTGGGACCAGTGGCTCACCTGGATGCGAACCCAAGGTTGGCGGCGCTTCGCCTGGTACGTCTGGGACCAGGGGCCGGGCATGCCCGGTGACTGGCAAGGACGCCTGGCCCCGAGTTTCGAATTCATCTTCCACTTCAACCGCCAGACCCGTAAACCGAACAAGACGGTGCCCTGCAAGTTCGCTGGCCAGGAAACCCACCTGCGCGCCGACGGATCCTCGACCGCCATGCGTGGCAAGGATGGCCAGGTCAATTGCTGGACCGCTGCCGGTCAGCCAACCCAGGACCACCGCATCCCCGACTCTGTTATCCGAGTCATGCGCCACAAGGGAAAGATCGGCAAGGACATCGATCACCCGGCAGTTTTCCCTGTGACGCTGCCGGTGGAGATGATCGAAGCCTACACGCAGGAAGGCGAGATCGTTTTCGACCCCTTTGGCGGCAGCGGCACCACGCTGATGGCCGCCCAGCGCACTGGCCGAATCGGTCGGGCTGTCGAGATCGCCCCCGAGTACGTCGATGTGGCGCTGATCCGTTTCCAACAGAACTTCCCCGGTGTGCCGGTCACCCTGGCCACCACCGGTGAACCCTTTGAGGCCGTCGCCCAGCAACACAAAGCCGAGTGCTGGCAAGAGAGCGAACATGCAACTGTCTGAACATTTCGAACTTACCGAGTTTCTGGTCTCGGAAACCGCCGCACGCCGTGGCATTGCCAACGAACCCAGCCCCGAGGTTATCGAGAACCTGCGTCGGCTGTGTCAGTCGGTGCTCGAGCCTCTGCGCATCAAGCTCGCTCGCCCGGTGGTCATCACGTCTGGGTACCGCGCGCCGGCGCTCAACCGCGCCGTCGGTGGCAGCAAAACCAGCCACCACATGCAGGGACGCGCCGCCGACCTCATCGTGCCCGGTATGACGCCCTTGGCAGTCTGCCAGACCGCGCAGCAGATGAAACTGCCTTGCGTGCAGATCATTCACGAGTTCGGGCGTTGGGCCCATCTCGCGGTAGTTCTGCCAAACGAGCGCACCCAATTGCTGACGGCCAAGCTAGCGCAGGGCAAGACGGTCTACGAGCCGGGGTTGGTCCATGTCTGAACCCTGGCTCTCCACCCACATTGAGCGCTGGCCCACGGCCAAGCTCTTGCCCTACGCCCGCAATGCCCGCACGCACTCGGAGGAGCAAGTGGCGCAGATTGCGGCCTCCATCGTCGAGTTCGGTTTCACCAACCCGATCCTGGCCGGCTCCGACGGCGTGATCGTCGCAGGACATGGTCGCTTGGCCGCCGCCCAGAAGCTGGGCCTGGACACGGTGCCGGTGGTCGTCCTCGATCACCTGACTCCGACCCAGCGTAGGGCGCTGATCATCGCGGACAACCGCATTGCGGAGAAAGCCGGCTGGGACGACGCCATGCTGCGCATCGAGCTGCAGTCGCTGCAGGAGGATGGTTTCAACCTGGACATCACTGGCTTCGACGCCGATGCCCTGGCCGAGATCATGGCTGGCGAGGAGACCATGGTCGAGGGCAACACGGACGAGGACGCGGTTCCAGAACTGAGCGAGACACCCATCAGCCGACCCGGTGACGTGTGGATCCTCGGCAATCACCGTCTGGGTTGCGGTGATGCCACGCAGGCATCCAGCTACGGGCAGTTGGTCGCCGGGCAACGCGTGCAGATGATCTGGAGCGACTTGCCCTACAACGTCAACTATGCCAATAGCGCGAAAGACAAGCTGCGTGGCAAACACCGCCCGATTCTGAACGATAACCTAGGCGAAGGCTTTTACGACTTCGTCTTCGATGCGCTCTCGCTGATGCTGCCCCACTGCGATGGCGCGGTCTACATCGCGATGTCCTCCAGCGAACTTGACACGCTGCAGGCCGCATTTCGCGACGCTGGTGGCAAGTGGTCGACGTTCATAATTTGGGCTAAGCACACATTTACCCTGGGCAGAGCGGACTATCAACGCCAATACGAACCGATACTGTATGGCTGGCCGGAGGGCGGCAGTCGGCATTGGTGTGGTGATCGCGATCAAGGGGACGTCTGGAATATCAAGAAGCCTGCCCGCAACGATCTTCATCCCACGATGAAGCCGGTCGAACTAATGGAACGTTCAATCCGCAATTCGAGTCGTCCGGGCGACGTGGTGCTGGACTGCTTCGGTGGTTCGGGCAGCACCTTGATCGCTGCAGAGAAGGCCGGGCGCCGCTGCTTCATGATGGAGTTGGACCCGAAGTACTGCGACGTCATTGTTCGCCGTTGGCAGGAATTCAGTGGTGGCAAGGCCATCTCTGAGGATGGCCATCGCGTCTTTGACGAAGTGAAAATTCAAGAGGCTCCGGCGTGATCAGGCAGCTCAGCTTTCTGGATGTGGCTGAGCCCGAAAAAGATGTCTGGAGCGGTGAGCGTACGGAGGTTCGGCACCACAGCCTGCGGGTCAGCGCCGAGATGGAGCTTGGCCGAGCGGGTGAGTATTTGGTGATGGCGGATTTGCTGCTCAATGGCTGGGTGGCGTATCCGACCTCACAAGGCGTGCCGTATGAAATTGCGGTCGATATCGGCCAGCGGGTGGTCCGAGTTCAGGTGAAATCCACCAAGATGCCCAAGACGCCCGACTCACTCAATCGCGGCTCGCCGCTGTATGTGTTTCATACCCGTCGAGCTGGCAAGGGCGGGCGACGGCGGTACGGTAAGGATGACTTTGATGTGCTGGCATTGGTCGCCCTGGATCGCCGGCTGATTGCTTGCTATGCCTTGGCAGATTCGCGCAATGACTGCATTGCGATCCGAGTGCCAGGGGTTCGCTATGGCGATGGTGGTGTGAAGTGCCGCTACATTGAGGATGCGAAATTCGAGTTCGCGCTGGATAGCGTTTTGCAACGCCAAGGTCAGGAGGCATTGTTCGCCTCCTGAGTCCATTTCAATGCTCGGTGCGTTTGAGGTCGCGGTAGAAATTCTCGTGCGGACCGACCATCAACAACTTCAGCGTGTTCTCATCCAGGACGCGGTAGGCAAGCAGGCACAGCAGGGTGCCCATGCGGAACTTGTAGACCTGCACGCCGGCCAGATCACCGACCTTGGTTTCACCCAAGTCGGGCTGGCTGGCGACGGCTCGCACCGCCCCGTCAAGCGCGGCTTTTTGCTGCTTGTGCAGCTTTTTAACGGCGCGCTCGAAGGTCGGGGTGACAAGGATGCGCATCAGCCGAACTGGTATTCGCCCACGGGCTCTTCCTGGTCAGCGATCAGGATGTCGCGGATGACGCTGAAGGGCAGATCAGGGTTTTCTGCGGCGATCTTGCCAATCTGAGACCAGTACTCAATCTGCTTGGGCACCGAACGGTGCTCGATGGTGCCGTAGCGCTTGGCAGTCTCGACCAAGGTTTCGGGCAGTTTGACGTTGACGGCCATATGAATCTCCTTTGATGAGCTCCATGATAGCCCATAACGGACCAAAATGGAACCTTTGATTGTCTCAATCGGCCATGGTCTCTTCGACGACCTCGCAGTGAATCACGAACCCGGTGAGGTAAGGCAGACCCTTGGGGATGCCGTACTGCTTGCTGGTCTGGCGCCCGATGTTCCAGCCCATCCAGCGTTGCGTGGCGGCGTGGATCGCGGCCTTCAGGTTGGCTCCGGCGTGCAGTTCGTTCAGGACGTCGTCGGCATAGTGGCGACCGTGGCGGCTGTCGAGGAAGGCACGGACCGAGTCGAGGGGCTGGTAAGTGGCGTCCGAAATCGCGGTCATCGCGATCGGCCAGGCGGCTTCGGCGTGCTCGCCGAGGGTGCCAACCAGACCCCAGGCTTCGTTTTGAGTTGCGGGGATTTTTGCTTGCTGGGTGGTGGTTATTGTTGGCTCCGTGTCTGTGTTGGCGATGACTCCATTGACGCGCTGTTCAATCACAAAGCCAAGGCTTTGATCAAAAGAGTCGAGAGGCGTGGCGGTCCAGCCACTACCCAAGCCGGGCGGCGTAACGCGCGTAGTCCCCGCCGGACGGATCGACGTACAGATACGGGCGACCGGGGGCGTGGACTTCGATGCACAGGCGTCCCTGACCAACATACCCGCCCTTGCCGGCCAGCCAGTCGCGCGAGGCCATCAGGTTGGCGGCAAAGCCGTCGAACTCTTCGGGCGTCATGGTTAGTTTCTCGGTGACATAGACCACGTAGTCGCCGCTGGCGCTCATGTCCTTCAAGTCAGTTGGCTTGCGCGCAAACGGCAGCCGGATGCCGAGTTGTTCGACCTGGATCGTCTGGCCCTCCCACTGCAGGATCATGGGCGTGCGTTCAATGGTGATGGACATGCTGGGCATGGCGGACCTTTCTGGTTTTTGAAGTGCTGTACTTGGGGTGCTTGGCGGTGGCCTGCAAGGCCTCCACCCCGGCCAAGGCCAAGGTGAGCACAGCGTTATGAAACGCCGCCTCGGCCAAACAGGATGCCAGGCAGGCGTCTTCGAGCAGGCTGTCGATGGCCGGTGCCACCTTGGCGCGCATCGCGGCACAGACCGCCTCCTGGCGCGCTGGGCTGGCGGATTTGATTTCGGGGCAGAGGCTGATCAGGGTGCGAAACGCCTGGTCGGCCAGGCGCTGTCCCAGCGCATCGATGCGTTGGAAGTTGGGCCGTGCGTTCATACAGCCTCCGCATCGGTGAGAGTTGATTCGGTCTGCGAGGCAATGCGGTACACCCGCTGACCACCGGCCTCCTTGGTGGAGTGGATGGTCAGTCCCAGCCGCTTCTTGAGGGTGCCTGCAAGGGTGCCGCGTACCGTGTGCTGTTGCCAGCCGGTGGCCTCCATGATCTGCGCCATCGTGGCGCCCTCAGGGCGCTGCAGCAGACCAATCACCAGCGCTTGCTTGCTGTCAGCCCGCGTGCGAACCGGCTTGTGCTGGCTGGGTGTCTGCCAACTGGCCTCGGCCTTGGTGACATCGGCTTCCAGTTCTGGATCGTCCATTGTGATGGTCGGTGGCAAGGCGCCCGGTCGGGGCAGGCCCAGGGCGTCGTAGCCCTCGGCAGCGACCACCCAGTCATCGCCGTCGGGCGTGATCAGGGCGCGTTTGAACAGGCCTTCGAGCACCTTGGCGCGGGCGCCGCCCTTGATGTGCTCGGGGAACCAGACGATCTTGCCGGCGCTGTCCTGCACGGCACGCTCCAGGATGGCCTGCTGGTTGGGGTTGAGTGTGGTGGCCATGGCTGCCTCACGCTTGCAGGGCGGCGGCACTGCCGTTGGTGGGATGTGTTCCGTTGGCCTTGCGGCTGCGGCGCACTGGCTGCTTGGGCGTGCCTCCTGCTGCCCGCAGGCCAGCGTCAAACGCAGCTTGCAAGGCACTCTTGACCCCCCAGACGCTGACGTCGTGGAAATCCAGGTTGTCGCGGTGGCTGGTTTGCAGGGTTTCGATGAACAGGTGATCCAGGGCAATCGATTCGAACAGCAGTTCGATCTCGTCGGGGGACAGTGCGGTGGGGGACGTCTTCTTGGCCATTTGGGGCTCCTTGGTGGTGGGTTGCTTGTCAATCGACATCCGCATTGACGCGCTGTTCCACCGAGAAGCCAAGCTCCTTTCCCTCGGTATTTCCCAGTTCTTTCGACTTTTTCTGCTCTTCCAATGCCGCAGCGTGCACCTACCCCCTGTCGATATCCCGGATGCGCGCTTGTTGTGGCCAAGCCTGGGTATTGCAAGGCGCATTACCCATTGATCCATCGTGACTACGGGCGCGCGCGGCGTGGGTTCGATGCCGAGGTGGGCTTCTACCAGTCAAGGGACTGGCGAACGCTGCGATCGGCGGTGCTGCGGGAGCATCCGCTTTGCGTGGTCTGTAAGGCCAAGGATCGCCTGATTGCGGCTGGGGTGGTGGATCACGTGGTGCCGCTCAAGGATGGGGGTGCTCGCTTTGATAGGGCCAACCTGCAGCCTCTTTGCGTCTCTTGCCACAACCGCAAGACGGCCAGAGAGACTGCTGGCAGGCGCTAGACCCCCTTGCCCACGGGTAGGGGGGTCAAATCTCTACGATTGGGCGGCGCAGATGCGCGCGCCTGCCCAAATTTTTGTGACCGCGAAATTCGCGACCCCCTATCGGGCAGCAGGCGATATTCAAGACTACGGGATGCACAGATGCCACAAATTGCCCCTCCCCGATTCTGATTTCATCGGAACAAGTTGCTGGCTGCACTTGAGCGACGCGGAGCGCGAGCTATCGCGCATGGCCCTCACCGAGCAAGACCTTGATAGCCCTCGCATAAATGACGCGGACCTGGCGGACATGGCCCCATCGGTTGAAGACATCTTGGCGATGACGGATGAAGATTGGGCAGGGTTAGGACTTTCCCAAAAAGCCCTCTTGTTATTGCGAGAGGATTTAACGCGCCGATTGGGGGTCAGTGCGCAGGATTTGACGTGGCTATGCCGCGCGATTGAAAGAGGACAGCATGGCCACACGAGGGCGCAAACCGGCACCCATTGAGCTCAAGTTGCTCAGGGGCAATCCGGGCA